TAAAAACTGTCTGCGATACTGTGTTCGAATAGGCCATAATTTTTTGCTCGCTGTTTCAACGCAGCAGCGCGCAAGCGTTAGCGCACATTTCTGACCTGATACGCATACACGAAAGCAGTCTCGGCTACAATACCGAGACTGCCTTAGATGTCATTAGCACTTGCCCTTTGGCATTGCCATGAGGCCGCCCTTGCTGCGCGGGATTGGGAGGCGTATCATCGGACGATCGCTGTGCGCGGGAACGGCCTTCTTCTTAACGGCGCGGCCTTCGCGCTCAGCCACACTGTTCATGCTTTTTGCGGGTGGCTTCTTGGCGGGGTTTACGCCACCCGGTGTCATGCCGAGTTCCGCGTTCGTCATGCGGCGACCAGAGCTGTCTGTTGGGCGGGTCGAAATGCCCTCGACTGGGGGCTTGCGGCCCTCCACGCGGCGGCCTTCCGCTGCGGTCTCGGCCCACGTCGCGCGCTGGCCACGTTCGTTGAATACACCGCCGCCGCCAGCCTTTTTCACTGGGCCGCCGCACATATACTTCACCTTGGTGCTGTCTTTGAAGCCTTTCATGTCACTTACCTTTCTTGCGGGCCGCAGCCATGTTATCAACGAGGGTTGGATAGGGTCGTCCGGCCGCTTTGGCGCGAGCTTTTGCGGCTTTTTTGCGTTTAACCGACAAATCTTTCGGTTTTCCGAGGTCTTTTGGGCGTTTCTTGTCCCAAACGGCTAAATCGCTCATGTCAGCAGTCCCATTTGCGCAGTGATAGTGCTTTGCGGGTCGGTCGACCCTTGTCGTCCTTCATCGGCCCCGGCATTCCAGACATTCTTGCGCAAAATGACTTGCGACGCGCGGCGGATTTGGGTGATTTCTTCGCCTGTTTGGCCGAAACGGGTGGCTTTATGTCGTGCCCCTGAGCGCGCAGCGATGCGCGGCCCTTGGCATTGAGGCCACCCTCGGGGTTCTTCCCCTCCTTGCGGGTCCACGCGCCTCCCTTGGCACGCTTAACAGCAAGGTCAGACATCGGCGTAGGATTTTACCATCTCGAGGATGATAGTGTACGTGTCGCCGGTGCTTGCGTCGCGGGTGGAGAAGAGAACGTCGCCGTTCTTGCCCGCGCCTGCGTTGTTCCAGAGGCCGCCGAACTGCGTCAGGTCCATCGAGTACATATTGTTTTGCGGGATCGACGCAATCAAGACGTCCGTGGTGGCGTCCCAGTACATGTCGACCTCCATGCCGTGCGTCATGGCGTGGATCTTGGTGATCGTCACGCCGTCGCAGGGCCGGTCAAAGGAGCTGGGAAGGAGGGTCGATACATCTACCTTGGTCACCTTGGTCTCGCCGGTGCCGTCGGAGATGTTCGTAAATTTCATGATGGCAGTACGCTCGCCATCGAACAGGATCTGTGTTGCTACTGCATCTGCCATCTGTGTGTTCCTTGTAAAATGCGGCGGGTAGCAGGGACTTCCGATCCACTACCCGCACGCACTATACCATCGCTTTAGCGATTAGTCATCAGCCGTTGTTTGAACGTACAGCATGGTGACGCGAACCTGACCTGCAGTCGGCTGGCCGACGGAGGTTACAGTTGCGACGACCGAGCGGTTCGAACCAACATCGTCCATTGCAGCAAGCTGCGCAGCGCTGAAGCCATTCGAGCGGCGAGCCGCCGTCTTGACGCTCACGCCGCTCAGGTACTGGGTGCCGCCAGAAGCGGTACCAGCCGAAAGCGTCGCGGACGTTGCACTGTCGTACGCCGTCAGCACGTCAACGTAGAAGTCAACAATCTGCGAAGACGCAGGGATGTTGAACGTCGCGTTTTGTACCAGTGTGGCGTCGAAGTTGATCAGCGCGGTTTGGCTAAGAGTGACGAGGCCGATGTTCGGGCCGCCGCTTTCGCCTGCGTTGCGGTCGCCAGAGGCGAGTGGTCCGCTCCAAGTAGTTTGTGACATTTAGTTTCTCCTTTAGAGAAGGGAGGGGGACCGAAGTCCCCCAACCCAATTAGATGCCAGCCGTACCGTATACGCCGCGTGGATCGGTCCAACCGAAGTTGTAACGCTCTGTGGCCTTGTAGCGCATGCTGTCGGTTTCGAAATCACCTTCCATGCTCTTCTCAAGACCGCGACGCATTGCAAGCTTCAGGCCTTCTGGCGCGTCAGTCTGGATCCACCATGCAGTGGTCGAGGTGATACGCGACAAGTTGGCCTGACCGCCGTCCAACATTCCCATCGAGCGGACGGGGTTGACGTCGTTGTTTGCAGTGCCTGCACGCAGTGCGGACTTCAGCAATACTTCAGCTTGGAACACGTTCGAAGGACCGGAAACGATCTTCTTAGGTGTCAAGCGGATGCGCTTGCCGTTGTTGTCTACCGCGTTGCGGATCTGGATCAGCAACTGCTCAAGTGACGTTTGCGAAAGGTTCGCAGCGGTCGAGAGCTGGTTCGAGAACGTGCCTGCGGCAGTTGGGTGAGCCGTGTTAACGAGCGATACGCCGTCGCCGCCTGCAAACGCGTTGTTGAATGCGCGGTTGAGGATGTTGGCACCAAGGGTTTCCTTGGTTTCGATCAGCGACTGTGCAAGGTGACGAGCATAGGTCTGACCGATACGGATGTGATCGCCGTCTTCCACCAGAACCTTTGTCAATGCAAAGGCAAGGCCGTAGACGCGGTACACGTAGCGCTGGATGAACAGCACGCCGCCGGATTGGTACGTGACAGGCATGCCGTCTGGCAATTCTGGCGCGGCACCAAAGCCGAACAGGACAGGCTCTTCGTGGTAGTTGCGGGGAATACCCTTGAACTCTTTGAAGACCTGCGACCATTCGTCAGCGCGTTGGTCATAGATGCCGTTGAACTCTTCGTTTAGGATTGGTTCAACGATGGAGCGGAAGTCTGTACTTCTCATTGGGGTAGCCATTGTTCAAGCCCTCCTTAGTACGCGGCGCGATCAGCGACGTTCTGATGCTCAGAAACCTGAACTTGAACAATCGTGAAGTTGTCGCCGAAGTTGTTGTCTGGTGCCGGTGCGAGGTCGATAATGCGCATTTGCGCGTTACCGGTGTCGGTCAGCGTTGCGGTGTCAAGCATCATCGCCGACAGACCTGTTACGGTCGAGCCTGCAGTGATTACTGTGAAGTCCGCTTGCTTGCCGATGTCGGTCACGGCGATCGAACCATTTGCCTGAATTTCATAGACAATGCTTGGGTCGAGCGTGACGTATGCAACGACGTCGGTACCAACCTGAGAGGCTGTCCACTTGTTGCTTACGCGACGACGGCCGTCGCTGTCGGTGAATTCAACGCCTTGGAACGTACCGATGTAACGGTCGCCGATGGCGGCTGCTTGGATGGTCCCGTCAGTGCCAATCTTAACTGGCTGGCTCTGCAGGATGTTCGCGCTGTAGCCCGATGCAATCGTGTACGCGGTGGGGCGAACCACACCACTTGGCGAATACGAAGGACGAAGGCCGAACGGTTGAGAAACTGTGCTCATGTCCATTTACCTTTGATTGAGTTGCGTTGACCGCTTAGGAGAAAATCCCCCGTCGCGGCTTATGTTCACGCATGTCCTGCATGCCGTCACCCTCAAGTAGCGCTGAACCGGCTCGCTCGGCGTCTGATCGCATCATTTCTGCGACTTCAGCCAATTTGTCCTCTTCGCGTAGCGGAGCATCATGGTGAGCTTCCTGCATGAACCGTTCGTAAAGGCTCAAGGGCAGCTTAAACGCAAGCATCTCGTTAACGGCAATCATACCGGCATACTCGCCGGTTTTGACCGAGGCATACTCCATTCCGGGAACCTCTTCGGGCCTCACTGGCTCGTAGCCGAGCTGTGTACGCCGGTGAATAGGATCACGCGGGTTGGTAGTAGTAAGCCAGCACAAGTGATACCCCGGTATCTCGGGCAAATCAGGTAGTGCGTCGTTAAACAGTTGGTTTCGGAACATCTCCAGTCGGTCGTCCTCGCTTGTCTCACGGCGTTCGGTAACCTCTCGGGTCTCCGTGCGTCTCGTGTCGCGGCGTCCAACAACGTCGAATTCCGGTGCTTTCTTAAGGCGGCTATCTTCTGTATTATCTGTCATTTGTCTCACTCCTAGTTAGCGAGCCGGACCAGCATCATACGATTGATACGCCTTAAGATAGCGTTGGCGAAGTGTGGCGTCGTCCCACACTCCAGCCTCAATCATAGCCTGTTTCCGCTCTGGTGTCACGTATATTTCGCGTTTTGTGCTTACGGGCGCGTGTTCCCGTGTATTTCCGGTTGGCGGGCCGCGCCTTTTTGGCTTCGGAGCTGGGTTTGCTTCACCCAACGCGTCCGCCACTCGGGCCGTCAATTCTTCCCAATACTCGCGCGTGGCGGGGTTGTAGCCCTCCTGCACGATCTCGTTGTCGATGGCCTTCGTCAGTGCGCTGTCGCGGTCACGGCCCGACGGGTCGTACCATGAGTTGGCAGCCATCCACTCCTTGGCGTAGTTGACGACGGCAGGATCGACTTGCGGCGTTGCGCTCTGCTTGCGCGCTTCCTCGAACTGCTGACGTGCCTGCTGCAGCTGATTTGCCTCTGCGGCCGCCTGTTCGCGGATACGCATTGCCGCAACGACGTCCTCGCCATTGCCAGCCTCAGTCGCCTTGGCGATGAAGTGCTCTGCCTGTTGGATGTCGCGCTGCGCCTTTGCCAAGCGCTCGTCGAGCGTCTGCGCATTGCTGTTCAGTGCGTGGCCCTCAACGGACGACAGACGGCGAAGCATGTCCGCGTTCTGCTGTTCGAGAAGGCGGATCTTCTGCTCCGCAGTCTCCCTAGCGCGGCGATGAATGTCGCGGCGACGCTGGCGACGCCGGTTGCGGCCAGTGCGCACCTCTTCGTCGTTGTCCTCGTCGCTCTCGGCCAGACGATCGTCTTCCTCGTCATCATCGTCCTCGGCGGTGTTGGCCTCGGCCTTGCTATCCTCCTCGTCCTCCTCGGGCGGGGTCTCAACAGGAATTAGCTCGTCGTCTTCTTTGAGTGTATTGTCAGTCATAAACCGGCTCCCTTCTGTGTAGCCTTATCGATCATATGAAGGCTTTGATGGTCAGCGGATCGCCGGTCACCTTGCCCACAAGATCGAGGTCGTTGAAAATTACCAATAGCGCTTCATTTTCGCCATCGGTCGTCTTGACGGTCCAGCGGTCGCCGCCGTACTTTGGCACGCGCACGAAGTCGCCCGGCTTGCACCAGCTTCCTTCAGGCCACGGGTCCATTGTCGTACGGTTTTTGAACGCAAGTTCTCCCACCAAAATCACCTTCGCGATCTGGGTGTTCCACGCGTCCGTCTCGCGTGTCTCCGAAGTCAGGATGATCCCGCCCTTCGTCTTGGCCTTCGGCGTGCGGATCTGCACCAACACGCGGCTGCCAAATGGGTGTATGCCCGGCTCGCAAGGCGGGAATGCCTCGTCCACGCTGGCGTAACCGAAGTCTACTTTATTCGCTAATTCTTGCATGTGCGCTCCTTTATAAAAACCTGTCTTTCGTCTCCCTCTCGGCGACCATGTCGATAAGAGTTCGTTTCGCGTGCTCAAGCCCCGCGTACATGCCGACAGCCCGACCGTAGTCGAACAGCTCTCGGCCCGAGGGGTGCTCCAGCGCTTCCCGTGCAAGCCTTGCTTGCTCAGTCTCCAAGCGCTGGAGCAGCATTTCTATTTTCATGCTGGTGTCTTTTTACTACCAGTTACTGCGACCTTGGGGTCCATGCCCATTTTCATGAGCTTGTGCATGTTGGTGTTCTCGGCCGTCATGCTGCCCTTGGCCTTGCCTTTGCTTAATGCTGCGTCGTTCTTCATGTCGCTTCCTTCCTATGGTTGCGGGTTTATCCCAGTGCCGGTCGACACTGCGAAGTTCTCGCCGCTCTGGATCTCGGCCTGCGCCAATGCCATCGCGGTCTGATTGTCTTGCTGGTTCATGGCCATGCGCGCCTGCAGCTCGGCTGCGGTGCGTGCGTCTTCGGCCTGTTGCTTCTGTTGCTCGATGCCGACCTTCGCCTGCAGCTCGGCCGCGCCCATTTGCGCGTCAATCTGCATCTTCTGGGCGTCCATCTGCATGCGCTGCGCATCCAGTTGTGTGCGCTGCGCGGCCTCTTGCGCATCGATTTGTGCGCGCTGCGCGTCGGCCTGTTGCTGCTGCTGCATCTTCTGCTGATCGAGCTGCAGCTTCTGGCCTTCCAACGCCAGACGCGGGTCTTGCATCGGCGGCTGTTGGAATTGCTGCATGACTTGCTGCGCCTGTTGGATGATCTGCGGGATCTGCGCGAACAACTGGCCGCCCTCGGTCAACGCAGTCGTCGACGCCTCGGCCAACATGCGATCGAGCGCCTTGCGGCCCTCGACGTCCTTCGGCTCCATGTCGCGCATCAGGTCGCCGAGATCCTCGCCGCCCAGCGCATCGGTCGACACGTCGAATACGCTACTGGCGTACCAGAGCGCGACGTGCTCCTTGATGTGGTTAAGGATGGCGGGGATGTACACCGGCGCGAAGACTGGGTTCATGCCGAACGTCGGCGACATGAGGTACGCGATGTGCGTCTGCAAGTGCGCCAGATGGTCTTGGTTCGGGAAGGCCGTGACGGGCCGACCGAGTGATGCCGCGACGTTCTCGTTGACGGCGTTCTGCTCCGACGGCTCGAGGGCTGGGTTTAGCAGCTCCTTGGCGTTCGGCACCTTCAGCGTCTCAAGAATGCGCTCCTCGACCTTGCGCATGTTGTACATGCCGGGGATGGCGGCGGCGCGCTGCGCCACTGCCTGCACCTGCGCGTAGCGCTGCGCCTCGGAGAAGATGTTCGGGTCGCTGACTGGCACAACGTCGAGGACGCCGTCGAAGTCTGCGCGTGTCGCCAGCTCCTCGCCTGCCTCCTTCTGCAGCTTCTCGTCGTCGAGATTGAAGCCGTTGAGCCGATCGAGGATGCGCAGCATGCGGCCCATTGCGTCATGCAGACGGCTGTGGATCGCGGAGTAGACGACTGCGCCTTGCTCCAGCTTGGCCAGCGTCGTGCCGACTGGCGCGTTCGGGTTGCCGTCGGCGATGTCTTCCATCGACGTGCGCACAACGCCCTTGGCCGCGTCGACCAAGAAGCCGAGCAGGCTGAACAGCACAGGCGAGGGTGGGTTGTACGGCAGCGGCATGGCCAGCTTGCGCACGTCGTCGACGTTCAGGCCGCCTTCGATCTCCTCGGTCTGGCCCGGCTGCAGGGACAGGCTCTGCCCACCGGCTGTGCCGCCCTTGAGCTTGAGCATGGTCTGGCTGTTGCTGATGTGCGCGCTGTCAAGCAGCGCACGCAGCGCGCCGGTGGCCGCGCCGCTCAGGCCGCCGATCATGTGCGGCAGGCCGATTGGGTACGCGCCGCGCCACGGGATGAACGGGAACTCGACGAACCAGTACATCTCGTCGCGAGCTTCGTCTTCCTCGTCCCAGTTGCGATAAACTGCAAGTACCTTGCCCGTCGTCTTGTCGACGCTGACGATGTACGGCGCGTTGCCCTCGCCCTCTTCGACTTCCATCGTGACGTAGCACTCGTACACGATGCGCAGGCCGTCCTCGTTGTAGCTGGTGGCGTCGCGGCCTTCGATCTTGTCGTTGGCTTGGCCCGCTACGGACTGCTCGGGCTCCATGCTGGACGGTGCCAGATCCACGTCGCGGTACATTCCGTCGCGCACGCGGTTCTCGTAGTCCAAACTGGTAATATATTGCACGTGGGTCTTGCGCTGCGCCGTGTAGAAGTTCGTCGCGGCGTACGGCAGGAGCATGTCGTCGATCGGCACGAACAGGAACGTCGGCCGGTTGCGCGGCGTGTCCCAGCCGAGCTTCAGGTACTGCGCGCCGCCGAGTGGTAGCTGCGTCATGAGCTGCTCGAGCTCGGCGCGTACCTCGGGGCACTGCACGGTCATCTGCCAGTTGAGCAGGCTCGTCTTGCGCTTGGCCTTGTCGACCTTGTCCGTCGTCGTCGGGCCGCTGATTGCGTCCTTGGCGGGGCCGCCTGACGGGAAGATCTCCTTCATGGCGCGCGCCGCGAAGTCGACGCAGGCCTCGGTCATGACGGGGTGCACGACTTTCGACGCACCCTCGAACTGCGCGCCGCCGGGCGCGTCGTCGCCCAGACCAGTGCGGCGCAGGCCGTCCTCGTACTGCTCGTCACGCTTCTTGCGTGCGTCCTTGTCCTTGCTGATCAGGTCGAGGAGCTGCGTCGACAGGCTGGCCAGCTCGTGCTCGGGCATGTCCTCGGCAAGGTTGGCGTAGAATTCGTTCTCGGCCTTCGGCGCGGCGTCGTCGCCGAAGCGCACGATCGCGCCGCCGTCCTCGGTGTCTTCGACCTCGTCGTCGTCAACGTCGGGCAGATCCACGTACTCGCCTTCGGGCATCTCGTCTTCGTCCATTGTATCGTCCTTCACTGGCTATACGGGTTTCTGTACACTTTTGGTGCAGGCCTGTCACCCTCGATGCGCTTCGGCGGCTTGGTTAGGCGCAGGAGGCCCTTGTCCATGAGGACGCGGATCGCCTGCGTGGTCTGGTCGACGTGGTCGTCGTGCTTGATGCTGCGCTCGCCGGTGAAGCTGCACAGCTGATGGATCACCGGCTCGCACCATGAGCGCGGCTTGCCCGGCTTCTTGTCGCTTTCGGGCATCCAGACGCGGCGTTGGGCGAAGATGGGCGACGCAATGTGCAGTCGCGACAGCTTGTCTGCGCGTCCGGGGTTGTATGCGAAGGCCTGAATGCCCTCGCGATCGAGCATCTGGCGCAGCGATATGCCGCTGCCCTTGTCCTCGATAAGCAACAGGTCAGGCTTGCGCCCCGACGACAGCGGCTTGGCGCTGCCGAACATGGGCCTGATCATGGCCACGTCCTCGTCGTCGCCGTAGCGCACCTCGAGCTCTTTCTTTACGCGCTTCATCAGGTCGGGCAGGCCGAGGTGGTCTTCCCAACAGTCGAGCAGGATGATGTGGCTCATCTCCTTGTACTGGAACAGGCCCCACACGCCGCATGCCGTCGGGTCTGGGTCGCCCTTACGGTCGAGGCTCTTCTCGGTGTAGGCCGTGTCGAGCGACATGATGATGAAGTCGAGCCTCGGCAGCGGCTTGTCGGCTGGCCACAGGTTGATCCAGCTGCGCTGCACGATGCCGCTCTCTTCAGGATCGATCAGCTCGCCGTACAGTTCCTGTCGGCCGAGTGTCGTGCCCTCGTACTGCGCGAGGTTGTCGAAGAAGGTCGTCGGCAGGTTCGCCTTGTTGTCGTACGTCGAGCCGCGCACGATGATGCGGTTGGCCTTCGGCGCGGTCAGGTTGCGGATGAGCTCCTTGGGCTTGGGCGTCGTGGTCCACAGCACCTGCGGCCGCTCGCCCAGACGCATGCCCATCATCATCATGTCCCACGTGTCTTCGTCGTACTGCCACGCGGCCAGCTCGTCGCACCATGCGCGCGTGTGCTGCGGCCCGCGCAGACGCTCGGGCTTCTCGGCCGTGAAGCCGCGTATCGTGCAGATGTTACCGGCCGCGTTGTACATCTTCACAACCAGATCCGACTTGTTGTAATCTGCAAGTAGCGCGTTGGGCAGTACGTTGAGTATGCCGCTTTCGCCCTCGAAGCAGGTAAACTTAACGTCCTGATACGTCGGCGCGATGACGCAGCTGTCGAAGCCGCTTTCGTCCTCGAACACTGCACGCGTCAACCATTCAGCCCCCACGCGGGTTTTGCCATAGCCTCTACCTGCCAGCACGCCCAGCTCCGTCCAGTCCGTGCGGGGCACGAACTGATTGGCGCGCGCAGTCCTGCGCCAGCGCAGTTGCCAGTCGAGGTGCACGCGCTGCATGGGCGTGAGGTCATCAAGCGTCATGCGACTGAACGTGTCGGTGATGTCGTGCAGGGGAGGCATCAGGCCGCCGCGTCAGTCTCGTCAGCGCCCGGCTGTTGTGCGACAACGCTCGACAGTAGTTTGGTCAGTGCGATGTTGTCTGCGTTTGCGTCGATCTTGAGGGTCTCGCCTTCCTTGTTGCCGATGCTGACGTCTTGCTTCGTGCCGTAGCGCTTCGGGCTCCAGCATGCGAGCAGCTTAAGACGCGTGTCGATGCGCATCTTGCTAAGTTGCACGTGGTCGCTGATGGCCCTTGTGTTGTCTGCGATGTCGAGGATGTCTTCGGCGAGGGCCTCAAAGCCCAAATCTCGCGCGCACGCGACCTGTGCGGCGAACTCTTCGTCTGCGCGCATCCAGTCATACACCGTACGCCACGCTGGCATGTCATCCTGCCTGCACAACACACGCAGCGCGACGCCGTTCGACAGGCCGTCGATGATGCGCTCCTCGACCTCGGGTGTTCTCTTCGTTTGGCGCTTGGCCATGATCTGCATGCTCCGCTCTAGTTGGCAGGACTACCAGTTAAGCTCCCAACATACGCATCCCGAACCTCACTGGCAAGGGGTGCCGAACACAACACGCCCAGACGCCAAGCGAAGGTCACCAGACCGCACCAGAGACTGCAACGCCCTAAGTGCCGTCTGCCTGCGCGTATCACGCCCATCGACCACCTCAAGCGGCGCAATGGCGTGCGCGACCAAATCCTCCGCAGTCGCGCTGTCAGCGGCGAGGGACAGCTCGTCAGCAGCGCGCAATACCGCAAGCTCAACACGACCGAAGCGCTTCAGTGGCGCAGCGGGCTCCCGCTTGACCGGCTTGGCCAACACGAACTCCCCACCGTCGACCACGAACGGCAGGTCACCGCGCTCCTGCATGCGCCGCATGGTCCGGATAAGCGACTGCCTGCGAGTGTCACGACCCGACGGCCTGCGCGCGGCCTTGATGCAGAATTGCAAGAACGCCTCGCTGCCGACCCGATCCTGCACGAGGCTCATCTCGCCCGCTCGGTCCCGAACAAAATTCTCCAGTCGACTTTTCTCAACGCGACCATTTGAAAACAGTTTCATAAAATTCTCCTTTGCAACATTACAACATACACCGTGTTACATTATCTAAATCTGCAACGCAATGCATCA